TTTTCATCTTCATAAACAAGCATAACTCCACACAATCCATTTGTATTAAGGTAAACTTTACCTTCGTTTGTATGTACGTACTTTTTTAATCTTGTTACTAAATACATATTATTCTCCTTCTTGATGGTGGCGACTGGGTTTAGCCCTGTCCTTGGTTATTGCATACGGCTTCCATATGACTTACACCACCGTTGATTATATTATTAAGCTCCCGCCTAACAGTTTCTGTATTTTTCTTAATAAACTCCTTTTCATTAAAATTACCTATTATGGTATCAATGCCATTCTTCTTGATATACTCAATTTTATTTTTTATTGATAACAATTTATGCTCTAAACATTCAATTTCCTGTTGTGCCATCCTATCAGATTTTTCAAGCAGTTTCTCCTCATACCTGTTTAATAAATTTCTAATCCCATCTGGGTCTGACATAATATCCTTCGAGCCATAATTATCATAACATGCGTGTGTATTTAGTTTTAAATCTACAGAGGTTTTAGTTTCAACAAAGCTATATTGACAATTACTCTTACTCGCCGCATCATTGGAAAACACATAAAATAATATATTCTTATAGTGATATGGATTTGCAATCCTATATAGCTGCCGTAGACATATTGTAGTTTTCATATTAATACCTCATCATCTTCATTTTCATCTGCACTATATGCACCTCATCATCGTATAACCTACGCCCTAATGCACCATCGAAACTCTTACTGCAAATATAATATCGACCATCAGAATTTATGACCCAACCATCAACAGCAGTTATTTCTCTAAGAAGGTTGCACTCTTGTATCTCACGCTCTTTTAAATATTTTTGTTTTTGTCTCAGTTGAAATATCTTTTCTTCTAACTCACGTATTTCAACGTCAATCATTGCACCTTCATTAACCATCTATTTAACCCCCCAATGAATCTAATAATTCGAAATCTTCTTCACTCAAACTATCCATAAGATTACAATGGAAAATAGATTTCTCAACCGTATAGCCTGCATCAGTTAATTGCTTGATTACATCCTCTGCGTGTTGATTATAAACAGATGCGACACCGTCTTTTTGCATAACATTCCAAGCTTCTTCACCCGCCTTTGTATTTGGGATAAACTTTGTAAATATTTTTTCTTGTATGTAAGTTAAATCTTTCATTATCGTATCTCCGACATTTAAAGCGACTTGATTGCCTGCCTTATGTCTTTTATACCATATAGTTTATGTATAGTCAACGGGTAAATGCAGTTTATTTATAATTAAACCCACCCTTTTTCTGTTTTGTTATACGTTGCACAGACACGCAAAACATCTGAACAGAAACTACAGTCTATAGCTTTTTGTGTTTTTTTAATACCAACACAATTAATCATACCACATAATGTATCGCATTTGGAGGTGTAATGAGCAGGTGCATGAACAACGCTTTGTTTTTCATCCCCGACATCTTCCTCAATTATAATTTTTAGCCCCATTATTCATCATCCTTTAGTTTGTTATATAAATCTTCAGGAGTGCCAGTTACAACATCAACAGCTGATTCTATAGCCTTGGTTAATAATTCCATTAAATTAAACATTTAACACATCTAACCACCTTTTGTAAAAGTCTTTATATTCTGTATCAATAATAATACTTTCGTTAGAACCAACCATCCATACTGCAACTTTCTTTTTGCAATCACTTTCCTGAGCCATTGAAATAAAGAGTGGATTTATTGACACCTGATTCTTGCCTTTAGTTTTTATTGTTAGTAATTTCATTACATCCACCCCTCAATATAGAAATCTCTCAAATCCTCGTCAAAGTATTTTGCTATATTAAACAGCAATGATGCAGGAATTCCGTTTTTAGCCTTGAGATAGTTATAAAACATCATCTCCGAAACGTCCAATTCACGCATAATAGAAGTGGCAGGTATACCATCCTCTTTAGCTTTATGAACACAGCTTTTAAAGTTGTCAGCTATTATTTTGTCGAGTTGTCTTCTATTATGCATTGTAGAGCCTCTTGGTTAGGTTGTGGAATATCTAGTCCGTATTTATGGAAGAAGTGTTCTCTTATTGCGAGAATATACTCCTCCATTTTTTCAGTGTTATTATTTGTGGTGCTTTTGCCGTGTAAGAACATTAGCTTCAATAACTCGTGGATAAATTCCTCTGTAATCTCCGCCTGCATTGCATTAATTAAATCACCAAGGAAATCAGCCTGATTCTCAGCATAGTATTCAGCAACGTGCTTTTTAACTACCGTATGATAGTATGCGTTCTGTTTATTGCTACGCTTAGGCTTATCAACTGAAACCTTTATAGTTAGCCCATATTTAGGCAATTGCCTGAAGTATTCCGTGACTCGATAAATAATATAACCAAAATCACGGATACAAGTTATTTTAAATTTATGTTCCATTATCGAACGCTAATTGTTTCTTTTTGAAAAACCTTCAGCCCAGCGATTTCATGAGTGCCAGAAGTAATTATCTTGCGAACACCAACAGAATCAACCTGAATAAGATGCGGATATTTCTTGGCAAATAACAAGATATCCTCAACCTCAAAATCCCACCGCTTAGTGACTACAGACTTTGCACCAAGGAATCCACCACGTCCAATATCGCTATTATCAACTTTAGCTTTAACAAGCACAGCCTTCTCAAGTAATTTCTCCGAATCGTCATCAAGACCTTTTTCCGCCTTATCTTCTGCAATACGCAGTAATTCCGCCTCACGTTCTGCACGTTGTTTTTCTGCACGCTCCTGCTCTTCACGCATTAAACGCTGCTGGACTGGCAACATCTTACCTTTTATAATTTTCTCTGATTCCATTAACGGAGCAGATACTTCTTTAAAATTAGAATTAATAACTTTAACACCATCATTAAACGGCTTTACAATTTCCTTTCTCTTCTTCTCAGAATCTCGTAACCTAGCTTTTATCTCACTCAATAAATCAGCAGCGACATTTAAATCATCACCTGTTTCAATAACTACAGAATTAGCCTTAGCAACTAAACCGCTATTTTCACCCATTATTACAGTTATTACTTCTTTTGTATCAGTTACTTCTTGTAAATTATTCATTACCACCACCCTTTAAATCTTTTTTATCGTTAATTTCTTTAATACGTTTTATTATTCCACTAAAATTATTTGAGGATATATCAGACAAACCAGAAACATTATATCCACTCAAAATAAGTTGTAGAGTTTCCGCATTTCCATTGATTTCGTCCTCAATATCTTCTTGCTGTTTGGCGGTTAAGTGTATTTTTCCTTTACCTGCATTATTTGCATCATCGTCTTCTTGAGCGATACAGCAAATAGCCGAGAAAGAATAACGCCTAGCGTAAGTAATGGCACTCCCCATGTCTTGAGCCTTTTGTCCGTTACAACATATAGGGCATTCGCTACGCAACCACTCATCACCAAGCAATAAGAAAGTATGCATCTTATCGCCTTGTTGGAGTTGAGTAATAGCTATTCCATGAGAATTTAACACAGGCAATGCAGTATTGATACACTCCGCCAAATCAGCATATTTACTTTTAAAGAACGGATTATCATTCTTCTTTTTTGGGTTCGATATTTCTAGTTGTGCCTTAGCCAACGCAGACGCAAGCTTGGTAATTGTTGGACTGCTCCAAGTATCAATTCTTAGACTTCCATATTTAGTTTCGATATTTATAACTTGTTTATTATCCATAATTTCCCTCTTATGATTGTTGTTATTCTTATATACTAAACCGACACGCTTTATATGTCAATAGCTAAATCATATATTTTTACATTTATCTTTCCATCAATAGCCCACCGCTTAGATGATGACAATTCTACAATGGAGCTATCGTCGCCAAATGTAACGCCTGTGAGGCTATCTAGAACCGCTTTCTCGTAGTTATCTAAATCAGCGTTATTGTCGCAATATTGCCCATCTAATAAATTCTTTTTCTTTTTTGACGTGCTTTTAGCTATTTGAATATGAAACTCAATATCGCACCGAACTATACCAGTGTACTTTTGCCCACCATATTTACGCAATAAAATCGACATATCTTTTTTAAACTGCGTGTATTTCTTGCCGTAATATACAGAATACCTAGTAACTTTCGGTCGTGAGGCAGGAACTGGATTGATATTGAAAGTTAGGTTAATCATCTTTAAACGCCTTATCCTGCATATATTTAATTAATGCTTGGAATCTGTTTTTATAACTCATTCTTACATAAGTATTAAAATTAATCGGGGTAGTTTCATCAGGAAACAGCTGCTCAAACTCGCTATATTCCTGCAATAAATCGTAGTCAACATCAAGGTTGAGTGCATTTACTATCCTCTCTAGGCTGTAAGAGTCATCCCCAATACACAAAACATTCAAGAAGCTATTCCCAACCCAATCATATTCTATCTCATCAAAGTGAACATCTTCCTCAACGTAATATTTTCGGATAAACGCTTCAGTTAGTTTTTCTGTTGCTTTGTGCCATTCTTTAAGTTCAGTCATTGTTTTATTCTCCTGTTTTATTATTTACTTCATTAAAAAAATCATGACGTTTTAACTGACATCCAGATAAAAATGTCGCTAACACGAACCACCAACCGCTATTACCTAAAATAAAAACAGAATATCCACACCCACCCAGAACTATCAGTTCGTACAGTATGCAGTAAATTAAGAATATAATATTATTTACCATTATTTCATTTCCTTTGTTAAATTATTAATTAAGCCAGAAACACGGCTATCTGATATCTTAATATTGTCTTTGTGGTCGTTTTCCTCGTCCAAAATCTCCAATTCCCTACCTTCATAAGCTTTGATATATTTTAAACAATCCCTTTCTTTTAGTGAAAAAGGTGCGGATTCGTTTTCTTTTATCCATTGCTTGCATGAAATGTACATAGAGCGGTCAAACTTAACGTCTGGTGGGCTTATTATCTTCACAATGTCCGATGGTGTAGGGAATAACGAGCTTTGCTTTAAATGTGTTTTAAATGCCATCTGTACCGAATCAGCATCATAGTCACCTAAGATAAATATAAACCCATTGCAAATACTAGGTAAATCAGAAGGCTTTTTTGAATAAGTATTAAGATTTTGAAAACATACTCTCAGCGCATTTTCTAGCATCTTAAGCCCTTGTTCCGTATCTAGCTTCCCTGTTAATCCGCATTTGCTCTGTTGCTCTTTCCATTTCTGTGAGTCCGTTTGATTTTGCATTGCTATCTCCTTTTTGGTTAAGTTCTTTAATTGCGAATAGCCCTAGATAACTATTCATTATACTGTTTTCTAATATTTTACTCGTATCCTGTCCTTCATCATTAAATTTGGTAAGTTTTTTAATAAGAAGCTCTATTGCCAATTCTGTTGGATTCTTCTTTAACCCCTTTCTCATATCTATAAAATCATTCCATAAATCTTTATCGATAAAATCAGGAAGGTTAGTTTTCTTTTTAATTACTTTTTCTTTCTTACTAGGTTTTTTAGGTTTAATAGGTTCTATAGGTTTATACGCATCTGGTGCGATGTCATTTGACACCTCATTTGAGGGTTCATTTGATACCTCATCTGGTGAGGGGTCAAAACTAAACACATAAAATATATTGGTGAATTTATTGCCTTTTAATCTGGCACGAGTTACTTTTAAAAACCCTGCATCTTCTAAATTCTGTGTAGCTGATTTAATGGCGTTGGTGCAATAACCTGACGCACTAGATAATGTTTGTTGAGATGGGTAGCACTTACCAGTTTTTCTGTTTCTGTAGTGCAATAATAGGAATGCGATGAACTTAGACTTTGAGTCTAGTTCGCTGTCAATAATAAAATCTCGAAATTCGTTTTCAGTCATTCAACCCTCCACGGCTAATAGTCCACATTGTTTAGACTAGCAACCTGCTGTGGAGAACAGGTTTTCGGTCGCTAAACCTAGCTAGTCTTTTATAATATCTGCCGTCCAACTGGAGGCTCGATATATTTAAGTATATCTAGTTGAGGATTAATTGCAAGTGCTAAAAGGGGCAATCGTCGTCATCAATCCCATTGTCAACGTATGCGTCAGTCTTGCCAGTAAAACCATCACTAGCAGGCACAGGACTATCTTTCTTGCTACCAAGCAGGATAATTCCCCCACCGAATCCAGACACAACTATCTCAGAAGTATATTTCACAACTCCATCTTTATCAGTCCATTTGCGAGTTTGAAACTTTCCTGTGACGTGTATTTGACTGCCCTTGCTAGTGTATTTCTCGATTATTTCAGCAGGCTTTCCGAATACAACAATCCTTATCCATTCAGTTTTTTCTTTACGCTCACCAGATGCTTTATCAGTCCAAGATTCAGAACACGCAAGATTTAATGTTGCTACAGTTTTTCCGTCATTAGTTTGACGGATTTCCGCATCTGCTCCGAGGTTACCTATTCCAGTCCATTGATTTAAACTAGCCATCCTTCTTCTCCTCTAAATTTACTTACGCTACTTACGCCATTAATTTGTCGCAACATATATCTTAGTTTTTTAACTTTAGATTCCAACTTTTCAAGAGCATCTTCTTGCTTGGTGATGGAATTTTGCAGTCTTTTCTTTTCGTTTGGGTAAATATAAACCTCATTGAAACAATCGACTAATATTTCCTTCATCTCTTTATTTTCTTTATTAGCATGATGCTTGATAATCTCCGCAACATCGGACGGTATATTCACTCGCATATATTTATTCATTTATTTCTCCATTTTTGGTTATATTTAACTTTACAGTGAATTCAGAAAATTTAATTGTTGCGTCTATTTCTGAGCCACCAAGCTCTTTTAATTCAGAAAGCGAATCTCTCATTATTTTATCAAACATCGTATCGTTCGAATATCTTTCAGTTACTTTACCTTTATTCATTATTTTCTCCTTTGTTTTGCGTAGTTTTTACAAGCATATCAGTAAGTTCTTTAGCCACCGCTTTGTCAAAGTCCTGCTTATCATCTTCACTATTAATGCCATCACGTAGATTATGTAACTCATCAATGTATTTAAACAACTCACCGAGGACACTCTTGATATCCGTATTCATTTCATTCTCCAGTTTGGTTATTGTTGATTCAATTAAGCCAAGCGTTGAAACTCTTGGATTTTTCTGCCTATGACGCAGAATATCCGACAAAGTATGCTGGTCACAACCGCATATTTTTGATAATTTATTAATACTAATATCAAGATAATTTAATCGGATTATCCAGTCGTTTATCCTATGCTCCAGTAGATTTTTTGTGTTTGGTCTACAATAATAATTACTCATATTTACTCCTTTGTTAATTATTAATAACCTTACTCTATACTCTATTGTTCGGAGTGTCAATATATATTATTTACTATTTTAGTAATTTAGTTGTTGACAGGTTGATTTGTATTTGTTATTGTTAGTTATCGAAACAAAACGAGGGAAATAAAATGTTAAAAGAAATCGAACAGTTAATGAGAACAGCAAAACAGGCTGAGCTTGATATAGTTAGGGTTGCCAAAGAGCTTAGAGAATCATCGCCAGAAAAGTTTGTTTTTGAAGATGGTTTTGTGGGAATAATTACATATGACGAAGAGAGCAAAAGCCTAGTCCACGATGTAAAAATATATCAAACAAAAGCTGTTGCGATTATTGAAGTTGCACAGAAAATATTTAATGGTTATGAGGATTCTGAAATTGTTGAATGCACTAAAGCCTGTGCGGAAATTATTATTGACGAATATCTTAATGATAATTATCTTGAGTTAGATCATATTGAGCTTACTGGCGAAATGTTATTTGCTGATGTTCAAGATTTATTTGAAGATTTAAAGAAAGAGCAAGAAGAACAATTGCGTGCACAGGAAGATTTGGTTTCTGAATGTCGTGGGAGGCTAATGTAATGGAATATTGGCAAGAAGTTTTAGTTGGTTTAGATAATGCATTTACTTTTCTTTGGATGTTTTCTTTTATAATTTTCATAATAGTATGTACGGATAAGGAAGAGGCAAAAGAAGATAGTTTTGCATTAAAAATGTTTGTTGTAATTGTTATTATTTTGACAATTCTACCAATGTTAAAAGCTTTAATACCATCTGAGCAATATTTTATAGACCAAAACAATACTAAAATATGTATTGAAAAATAACAACGGAGGGGAAGCAGGAGGATTTGCGGTCAAGGTTCATGGCTTGATAATTTGGGGGTTCGACTCCCTCCCTCGCCACCAAAATATAAAGGAATGAGATTATGTTTGAAGTTAAAATAGTAGAAACAGAAACAGGAAATCTAGTTAGTAAATTTAAGTTTGATACAGGTGGTGGTGCAGACAGGTGTGCCTTGGGTCTTAGTAGAAACCTAAACCACGATGAATTTCATATAGATATACGTGAGGTAGAAAATGATTGATTTAAAAACTAAATATAAAACCAGAGATGGTCAGAATGTACGTATACCTAGCATTGACGGCAGTGGCTATGGATGTGACTCTGAGTTTCCTGTGTCTGTGCTTATAGATGGTAATGGATTCCCTCAGACATACACCTCAACAGGAGAGTTCTACAATTCTGGAAAGAATAGTTCCCTAGATCTTGTAAAGATTGGTGATGAATGTCCATTATGTAAACAGGAGATAAATTAATGCAACTAAGTAAATCACAAATTGCAGAAATACTAACAAAAGAATGGCGGAGTGGTAAATCAATGCCTCAAGTTTCAGAAGTTTTTGCAAAAGAACACGATTATCACATAACGGCAGAAAGGCTCAAAGGCGTAAGAAAAAGGTTAGTTACTGCTGGATTATTAGAAAAAGAGAGGATTAAATAATGGATAAAACTGACTATATTAGACCAGAGATAATGGAGCTTATTTATTTTCCTGAAAGAAGGGGTAGTGTTTCATGTGGCACAGATGCACGCGAGAATGGGGATTTAGTTTACACATCAGATATTATAGAAATGCTCAATGAATTAACACATAATGACCAAGATATGGACAATACACAAGATGCTATACAGGCTTTAATAAATTATTTGAAGGATTAAATAATGAAAACACTTAGTATTATATTTTTAGGTTTATGCTTTTACGCAGGTTTAAACACAGATTTAAAACCAAGCCTTTACACTGGTGAAGGTTGTTTACAGAATATAACTTATCCGCAGGATATAGCTCCATGTGGCTCGTGGGAGGAAAATATATGAGTTACGCAATAATAAAAAACGAACTAATACTGTCACAAGGCACTTTACAGGAATGTTGGGAAACTTTAGCAACTAGATTTAAGCACGCTAAGATTGGCGAACTTTATAACAAAGGTTATCGAATTGTTCATATTGGGGATTTATCGTGATACAGAAAATACAGCCAGTATATACAAAGTTTCATGCAACTAGTGAGAAACGGATTGTGATTAAACGCAAGAAAAACAAGAAATCAACTAAAATATTAGATATAAAGGTATAATTATGAGTGATGGAATTGTCGGAATATTAGTAATATTTTTAATTATATGCGTGTATATGCTACCAACAATATTGGCACAAGGTCGTAAGCATAAAGCTTTAGCTCAAATTGGCATTTTAAACGTGCTTTTAGGGTGGTTAGTAATTGGCTGGGTTGTTGCTCTTATATGGGCGTATAGTGACAATGTACAAAAGGTTGAGAAATGAAAACAATACTGCATTTATGTGCTGATACAGGTTCAGATAGCAAGCCGTTTCGTGATGCAGGTTATAATGTCATTTGTGTTGGTAAAAATATTGGAGTTGAGAATTATCATCCGCCACAGAATGTCTACGGTGTGTTTGCGAATCCAGTATGTACGGAATTTAGTATAGCAACAGGTTTTGATAAAACTGGTGATATTGATAAAGGAATGTTTTTAGTTAATCATTGCCTGCGAATTATAAAAGAATGTAATCCTAGTTTTTGGGTTCTTGAGAATCCTGCAAGCGGTCGGCTAAAAGACCATCTAGGCAAACCAAAAGAAACATATCAGCCATGGGAATATGGAAGCCCTTGGACTAAAAGAACGGCTTTATGGGGCAAGTTTAATATGCCACCAACGCTATATAATAATTGGGAGGATGTGCCAAAAAACAATAAGCTTTACATAAGACCAACACGAGGGAAGCCATCATTAGCTTTTCTGCATAAGTCGGCAATAAAATATATTGATGAATTTCAGTGTTTTGATGTTGATTCTGATATGGAGTTTCGAAGCTTATGTAGTCAAGGTTTTGCAAAAGAGTTTTTTAAATCAAATAATGGAAAATAGTTATGTATAAATCGCCAGAAGAATTTGAACAAAAATTAATTACTGATTTACAAGGCGACCATAGTAAAATTGGTTTAGCTTTAGAAATCATTAGTAAATTATGGCAAGAGTCAATGGAAGCTGAATCCAAACGTAGGGATTCTGAAAGCCGTCATGCCTTAGATATGCTGTTGGCAACTTTTGCAATGAAAATAAGGAAAAAGCTGTTTAGCAATACAGAATGCTGTGGAATGATTGGTTCGCTAGATGCAGTTTATGGTATTTCTGATGAAAAAAACTGTTCTAATGGCTCAATATTAGACAAGAAATTGTTGCACCACTTTGCTAAAAGTTGTCAGGCTTTAGGATGGAAACCAGATGATAACTATGTAGATAATATAAGAGATAAGAAAGAGTTCTTAGAAGCAATATATAAATACCATTTAGGAGAAATAAAATGAAAATAATTTGTTTATTTATTGGTCACAGATGGAGTGATTTTAGAATAATTGGACGCACAGCTAGAAAGTGTGTGCGGTGTAAAACAAAACAGAAATTATACAGGGATAAATGGTATGATGCAGTTTGAGGGGAGTGACACAATTACTGAAAAAGATATGAAAATTTTATGGAAAGAATTTACTAGCGGAAAGTGGGATGATAAATTAAATATAAAACTAGGTGAATGGAGTCGTGATTTCCACGGGTATAGGTTTGTGTATTTCAATAATCATAGGATTGGGAGTGTAAGTAAAGAACATTTTATAACGTCATATAAAAGATCAATTAACTATGCAGACGATAATACTCTTGGATACAAAACAAATGCAAAGCTATTAGCTATATATTATATGCTTGATCTTTTGAAAGTCTATGGACAGGATAAAGAAATATATAGTAAAACTTTTTATAAACGTACATCACGTGCTGATGATTGGGAAGAAATATTAAAAGAAAATAACTTAGAAGATGAAATTATACAAGGATCAATAGATGGCAAATAAAATACAGCACATAAGAGAAACACTTAACAAATTCAAAGGTCTAGATGTTGAGTGGGCTAGAATATATTTAGATTCTATAGAGAGAAGCGTTGAATCTGTTGATAAAATAATGAATTTAATTGAGATAATTCCAGATGATTACGAGCCTCAGTTTAACGATGTTGTAGAAGTAGAATTTTCTGGTTTTATTGGTTTAGTTGAAGGTTGTTCTCGCACAAGTAAAGAAATATTTAAGTTGGGTGTTGAATTTAATACATTTCTTGATGAAATATGTTTGAATTATGAATCTCATAAAGTAATACAGCTAGCAAATGGAAAAATACCCATAAGGGAGTCAGAAACACTTGACAAATAGTATTATTTAAGGTTTAATGTCTTTTAGAGATTGCCCCTCTGATATGAGACCTTTTAGATGATACCCCTGCTGGGCAATAGTGGGAGTATCTTTTAAGAGGTTTTTTTATGTCTAAAAATAAATCATACAAAATTGGGAATGTATATAATAAGCTGAAAATAATTGAGTTTTCGCATAGAGATTCAAAAAGTTTAATATTTGTAAAATGTTTATGTGAATGTGGCAACCATAAGATTATGAATTTAAGTAATATTAAAAGGGGTATGTCTAAAACATGCGGGTGTTCAAAAAGTATAATGAATAAAAAGAGAGAAAATTATCATGGATTAACCAATACACCTGAATACCAATCTTGGAGGAACTTAAAAAGCAGATGTTGTAATAAAAGTATTAGTAATTATAAAAATTATGGCGGTAGAGGAATTACTGTTTGTGATAGGTGGTTAGCTAATTTTACTAATTTCTTAGAAGACATGGGCAAGAAACCATCTCCTGTGCACCAGATTGACAGAATAAACAATAACGGCAATTATGAACCTAGTAACTGCAGGTGGGTAACTCCCAAAGTAAACTCAAACAACCGCAGTAATAGCTATACATGGTACGTTCTAGGACAAAGATATAAAACAGCTAGTGAGGCAGGGAAACTCTTAGGAGTATCAAGAGCAACTATAGGTAATTGGTGTATTGGTTGGTGTGGTAAAGATGGTCAGCACCATCAGCCAAGGAATAGGTGCTACAGGCATGCAATTTATGAAAGCGAGGTTCAGTGATGTATGAATGGAAACCAATAGAAACAGCACGGGATGATATAAGTATTTTAATGGGTGTATGGAGTAATGGTAAGTTTTATCAAGCCACTGGTAATATCTATACAAAACAAGGGTACAGAAGAACCCTAACCACAGGATTCAGAAAAAATGAGTTCCCAACCCACTGGATGGAATTACAAAAACCACCAAAGGAAAGCAAATGAAAAATAAACTACAATGGAACTTAATAGCAGATACTCCACCGACTAAGGGTAAATTCATTGCTATTTATACTGACAGTAGTGGTTCGAGATTCTTGTACTTTGATGAAAATGGCTTCCTGCATGACGGTGATGACTATGACGAATACCCAATAAGCTATTTAGATAATTTTTTATACTGGATACCATTGCCAGATAACTTTACATTTTGGGGGGATGAATGACATACGCACTATTTAAAGGCAATAAACAAATAACAAAAGCACACAGCACCTATGATGCTGCACAAATTGAGGCTTATGAGTTTGGAGTAGTCTATCAAGGTGGCAGGAGTAGTGAAAGCTTTATTGATGGTAACTATCAAATTAAGGAAATAGTATAATGGGAATATTCTCTAGCTATGATAAGAACTTAGATAGTTTAGTGTCAGAGCTATTAAAAAGATATAAGGTTATAAGTATTAATGAGCATATCTTAACTTTAGAAAACGGGTATGGAATTTGGATAAGTAATTATCCATATGCGTTTGGGAACTTGTGCGTTCCTAAGATTGAGGGAAAAGTTAGTAATAAAACAAAGAAAGAAATACTAAATAAAATATTGGAATTTAAGGGGGAAATGATATGAGAAAGATAACTAATGGATTTATTTCTGTATGTATCTACCCCAACAATTCTATGATTGTTTTTGAAGGTACAAACTTTCAGAAAATGAATGTTGGAAATAAATCCAACTTCTTCACTGCCAATTTTGATGGTTTTGGTGCTATAACATTTAATGAGCTAGACAAGGTGGTTTCAGTATACTTACAAAACCCAAGAGATGTTCATTTACTTGGTGGTGGAGAGAGTCCACAAAACAACTGGAAAGTAGAAATTAAGGGAATGCTATGAGAAAGACAAGACACACTAATTGTAAACTTTGTAATGGTTTAGCAACATTATATGTCAAAAAAGACAATACTACAGGCGAATGTACTAGATGCAGAAAGGGACTAACCTTTCAAGCAAACCAAAGAGCAAATAAACAAAAGATAGTTGATTTTAACAATAGTTTAAATAACGGTGCGGGGCAATTAATATGACTATAGGGGACGTAATATACCGAGCTAGGAATAGCTCATTTAATATGGCCAATTATTCAGTGAATATTAGTATTTATGATTTTGTTGGACAAATAAAACTACATACACACTATCGCACAGATGTTGTTGATAGCATGTGGATAGGCTATGTAACTCCAGAATTTCAACGTGCAAATAATAAATGGTCAGAGAAAATGCAGGTTAAGTTTATTGAAAACTTATTATCGGGTGTAAAAACTGAATTGTTGTTTTTTATATTGAATGATTGTGATGAAGCCAAGGTAATTGATGGTCTGCAAAGATGTACAGCAATAATGGCATTTATATCAGGAAAAATAAAAGCATTTGGATATTATTATCATGAATATGGTGATTTAATTAAGCATTTTAGAACCTCAATAGCAATTCGCATATATGATTTCTGTGAATGGGATCAGGTTGGGTGTTTCTATGTTGAAATGAATGAGAATATCACACATAGTAAAGAAGATATACAAAAAGCTAAAGACTGGTTTAATAAAAAACATGGAATTATATTATGATGAATACAATCAACAAAATACTAGAGTCTTCACGAGTAGCGTATCTTGACGGTAATGGTGATGTAATTATACCAACAACCTGTATGTTACGAGATGGCGAGGTGGTATCTGTTCGGATTCGTAAAGGGCTGGAAAACGGAAAATATATAGTTGATGATAATGATTTTATTTATGATTGTGAAAATGTTACGTTCCCTAAGGTGCTCGAAGGTGTAGAAATATTTGGCATAGATTATCGCACAAAGGGAAGGGCTTTATACATAGATAATTTATTAGAAACCCAGCTGGCATCATCTGTTACATACATGGCAAATGCTATTCAGTATATTATTACGGAGTCAGAAAGATAATGCCAGTACATATTCAAATAGGAATACTTGGATTGATTGCAATATCAACTGTTGGATTTATAGCCTATTTAATTATTGCTGTTAAGCATCGTAGAGAAATTGAATATATACAATTACGTCGTCAGATGACTATTGAGATTATGGAAATGCTGAAGGTTAAAAATGAGTAATACATTTTTTATAAGTGACACACATTTTGGACATAAAAATATTATAAAGTTTGACAGCTCAAAAGGCTGTAGACAGTTTGATAATATTGAAGAGCATAATGAAAAATTAGTACAAAACTGGAATAGTGTAGTTAAGAAACGGGATATTGTTTGGCATCTTGGAGATTTTTGTTTTGGAAAAAAGAATCTAGAGTATGCCTCTAGATTAAATGGTCTTAAAGAACTTGTGCTTGGTAATCACGATACTTTTAGTACAGAATCATATTTAAAATATTTCCATAAAGTATATGGTTCAGCTCAATTTGACGGCAATATATTATCACATATTCCAGTGCATGAAAGTCAATTTACAAGATGGGATTATAACATACATGGACATTTACACAGTAAAGACTTAGATGATAGAAGATATGTTAATGTTAGTTGTGAGCAAATTAATATGACACCAATTAGTTATGAGGAATTAAAAACCCTCCGATTTGAGCATTGCTAATTGGCTTGGAGGGTTAGATTTAACAGTTCTTTTCTCTAGTGTCCTGATAAGTTTTAAGCCAATCAATAATATCATCATCTAGCAAGTCTAATTTCTGCCTTGTGATTTCAGGAGTACGAGAGAATATAATGCAACCATTACTTACGGTTTTTGTCGAGCAAGATGTTATCATCAATGTTATCAGGATTACGCTCAATGTTTTTAATAGCATCTAGTGTTGCCTCCTGTGCTTCAGACCTCTCTATAGCCTTCCCTGCATCAATTAACTGTTTATTACTAAACCATGACGCAAGAGAGGCTAAGAGTTTTAATATACTACTTATCATCTGCATTTTTATTCTTGCCGAAGTTTCCTGCTAGAAAGTTTAGAACTTTCAAAATCACACCAATTATCTTATCATCTGATTTTGTTGGCGTTAATGTTGTAATAGCAGTAGCCGCAGTTACTAGTCCAGTAATAGCAACAATCCAAGTTGGGGCTGCTGATAGTATTGTTTGTAAAGTTTCCATAGTATTATCCTTTTTCAGGTGGGTAAATAACGCCTCTAATTTCAGCGTTCTTTAGGTTGTCAGCAATACGTGCTGCAATGTGTAATGTGTTAGTTTCATTTCTGCCAGAAAATTCAAATACAGAATTATCTTTAGAAAACAAAATCTTTTCACCACTAACTTTTGCAGTTACGTCATACTCTTGCAAAATTAAAATTAAATAATCAGGCACATCAATAGCGTGTAGGATCTTGTAAGTATCGCTATTAGTTATTAAATCAGCCTTATCACTACGCATATATTCTATTTGGCGAAGATTTAATAATAATCCATCATAATATAGTTCTGTTTGTTCGTCCATAATAGCCCCATCAATTATAATTTTTAAAAAACAGATTGTTCTGTTATATATAATATAACACCAAACTAAAAGAATGTCAATTACGGCAACAAACCCATGTTTTCTAGATTCCTCTTAGGTGGCATTCCACCAAACGTATTAACCTGTATATCCCTTGCTTGTGCTTGTGTAGGACGTACAGATGAAATAACATTATGGTCTTGATCATAAGTAACAATATCAGATAATGAATCTGTATATTTAGCTATGTCAAAAGGATATTTAATCGGCAAATCACCAATTAACACGCCATCAACATATTCTTTTATACGCTGAATCTCATAAATAGGGGCTTCTACTGTTCCAGTATTCACACTTTCATATCCATATTGCAAGCCAGTTTTACTATACCAAACACCAACCACCTCAGGCAGTGCGTCAGATATGAGCATTTTCAACTGCTCAAGAGTTTCCATATTATTTACACAAGCCTGTGAACATATACGAGTATTTGATTCAATAACTCTGCATTCAGGTAATTGGCTCACCCATATAGCATTTTTACTAAGGAAATCAACTGTATCAATATCCATTGTTGGGGTAGTTTTTAAAGTAAATATTACATTTAACATTTTTACACCTATGTTGTTAGCGTTATCATCTCAGCATCAGTTTTAGATGCAGTATATAGATTTTCATTTCTTAGTGCTGAATAAGCTTGATTAGCACCATTGCCATCAGATCCAATCTCAAACGTAGTGCCAAGCTGTAACGCTGTTGTATTTGCGTTATTAGTGCCTTTAACACCATCAATGAATATATCTTGCCCGTCAGTGTCATTAAATCTAACTCCAACTTTATAAGTAGTGCCTTTTACAAATGACAACGCTTTAATTGAATCTGTATTCACTCCAGAAATTCTTTTGCGGAATATTATATTTGTGCCGTCATGTAAAACTGCTGTGTAATTTGAGGCATCAACATAACTTCCCCATAAGAATATTGTAAATCCAGATACTACGTCAAATTCAGGAGTAAACTCAAAATTAATAACCCCTTGAGTTGTGTTTAGATTAGAATCCAAACTGTAGGATAGCTTGTCAGCAACACGAGTTACAGATGATCCAGATGTTTCGATCGGTGAAGTTGGGAATCCTCCCTCCTCATGCTGAGGCATCCAAACATCATAAACAACTCCTGAGCCTTTAGTTATTGTTGCAAACCCTCCTATATGTGGACCAGATATAGCGTCTAACATGTCGGCGAGGTATATGCGTGTCCATTCTGAGGTTATAGTTCTTGATTCACCTATTAGATTTCCTTGAGTGCTAATATAAACAGATGTTTCTAATGCAGATTTAATATAAACAGAAAATGCTCTCAATGCTCCGTCCGTTAAATCCGCACCAAAAAACACAGCAGGATTGCCACTGGTGTTGTCCTCAGTAAGCCGTGCTGCCGTATTTGTGCCGTCAGGTGCTAATATTGTTGTAGAACTGACCGTGAAGCCTCTCTTCGTCCAAGAGGCACTATTAAAATCTGTTTGTGTTATTGAATTTGTTGTCGTAGGTTCAGTGAGAATACCCTTTAACGTAGCATCGGGTATTGCAGCTCCTGTTGCTTCCGTTACAATATTACCTGATACAGTATTTCCGTTTTCTGTTTTAAAGTATTTTACGGAATCTACATTTGCCCCGTGGTCACATTTTTTAAATGTAATGTTTCCTATATCACAAGTCTTTAGCCCAGTACTAAAAGGTCTCATTTGGAACTCTACAGCTCCTCCTGAGTGCTGGTATACATATGTATGTTGCCCTATTGTTGTTACATTATTTCCACTGACACCAAACCCTATATGGAGTCCTCCTGTTATTTCAAATACTTCAAAAGATACTTCGTAATTACCTATTTCTAGGGATATGGTCGGGAACACTCTCATATATGACCAATTTGTCGAATTAGAAAACCTTGCCAAACCAGTCGATATGAAATCTAATGTGGAATTCCCATTATTAGAAACCCAACCATCAGCATTGTCTGTAAAATCACCAGCTACAAAATCAACAGGGATTATTCCAACATCACGACTTACATACTCAGCAGGGTTTTGGTTGGATTGACCTGTTACATTTTCTACTTGAATATCTTTTACAAATAAGTTAGCAGCAGTTGTTGAGGCGGTCTTCTGAATACTGGCTCTAAATAATCCATTAACTGTTGATGCCCTTGTTACTGCATACCTAACTGGAGAATTTGTTAAAGTTACAATACTGCTCGTACCCTGTCCTAATTGGTAATTCCAGATAGCTATCTTTACTGTTTCCCCTTCAGCCCCCCAAAGTGTAACAGAAAAAATATATACATCATCTACGGACTCTGTTGATATGTTTAAATTTATGTCATCATTGTTTGCAGGAAGATTTACTTCGTTATTTGAAACTATTAAAGCAGTTCCTGTTGCCGACCAAGAAGATATACCGCTACTCTTTGTAGCCAAATTCTCAACACGTCTTGCATTTTCAAAACGAACCTCGTTACTCAATACAGTTTTAATCAAGCCCTCAAAATCAGTAACAGTCGCCGTAGACGCACGAGAGAATGAACCACTACCGATTGATGACAATAAGGATTGTGAAAAAGTGAGTGAAGAAGTTCCGCTCAACATAAAGCAAGGGGAAATTGCTATGCCTAAACCTAACATATTACCAACCTGCTATAATATTGTCTGCTGTTGTTGCAGTTGCATGAATAATCTTAGCTCGTATAGGGTGATAAACACCTGCTGCTAAACCAACGTAAGTAACTTTATTATTATCTAGATCAGTTACTTCTAAGTCACCAGATACACCAACGTAAATACCTCGACTCACATTCAACAATTCTGTTTCACTTGGAGTTACAGTTGAGTGCGTTTCAATTGGTGAAGTGAGTCCTGCTTCATAATTGCTAAATTTATCTGTCATAATTTACCTACCTAATTTAATAATTTCTTTTTCTAAAACATTTAGTCTTGACCAAATTTTACCTTGCTTATCACGGTTCTGTGTAAGAGTTTCACTAAGGGCTTTTAGAGCTGTATTAACAGCCTGCTTGTCAACAACAGCCATTGTGTTAGTGTACCTATCACGAGTTGATTCTTCAAGCTTCTTTGATACATACTTCAACTCTTCTTCAACACGAGTGATTGAAATAGTCATTGCAATATTTGTGCCAATAGATGCTAAAATTCCTGCTGCAACAAGTGTGCCAACAACTTTCATTACCATCTTTTCAAAGCCAGTCATTGAGTTATTTACAGTTTGTAACATCTCATCTACCATACTAAATCTTTTTCCAATATAACCAACCGAATGTTAGTAAAAACAAAAATGAAAACACGGCTAATGTTTTATTTCCATGATTCCAAATAGCCTTTGTTAACTTCATATCTGCTTCAAATTTACTCACATTCGCCTCTGTTTCATATTCAAAGTCATGCAATTGGCAATCAAAATGAAATCTCTTTTCAAACCATTCGCCAAAGCCAAAAGCTCTTGGCACACTACAATATCTCTTGTTCTGCATCAGGAATACCAGACCATAAACCAACAATCACATCGCTATATGCTTGAGAAACGTAAGTATTCAGCTTAACAACATCATTTTTTGCTATTGTATCTCTGAAATTAACACTTGTGACTAATATTTTACCATCATCACGAGTGGTTTCAGTTTCTCTGATAGTACGCACACCAATATTACCAGTTTTTGTGTGTATTGTAACTTCTTGCAAATCATCTATAATCATAATCTTTTCCTTTATTAAATTTTATATGCCATTGATAAGGTCACCACAAAGTCATCCTGCATATTAGCATCTGTAAAATTGCTCGAATTATTTGACACAAAATGATAAAAATATATATCACTTGTTCCAGCAACACCGATAGCCTGAACTGCTCCTGTGACAGCTATAGTTTCGTCAATAAACCCAATGGAAGCATTCGCCCTATTTGTTGTTGTCCCAGATGGTATAGCAAATGGCAGTCCGCCGATCCATAGCTGCCCAACCATTCCTCCTTTGGACGATAGGGTTATATATATATCACAAAGAACCAAATCGCCAACCTTTGTGTATTTTCCATTTTGAATAGAAAGTGTTGGCGAGCCTGCTGTAGTCTTACCCCTGACGGTTGGCGTAAAAACACCTTCCTCATAGTCATCTAAGATATTAGTTCCGCCATCAAAAGATATAGAGTTAACCTTCAATGCATTAGTCCACTGTGTATTGTAATCAGTTGCATTTATCTTTTCAAGAACCTGATTCGCAGTACCCCCAGACGGAACTCCTGCACCAGTCGCCCCAGTAGAACCAACCTCGCTAACTGTGACTTGGCTATCGTCCAATATAATTGTAGTTGTCATCGTGTGATATCCCCTATTATGTTGATATTGACAGTGTCAGTAGATTTAATTCTGCTAGAGCCGTCAGTATATTGAATATCCAACCTCGCCCATCCAACAGTGAATAAAGCAGTTACAGCAGGTAAAACCTCAATAGTGAACGTACCATTAGTTGCATCAGTTATAACCACCGCTGCCGTTGCAGCAGGTGTTACATCATCATATTGATAACGAATCATACATTCTATAGTATAACCAGTCACATCAATAGGTAAACCATCCGCATCTTTATAAAGAACCGTGTAATATAGAGAATCCCCTCTTTTAAAATCTATAGTCGCCATAAAAACCTCAATACCTTATAATTATATAACCATCACCACCATCAGAACCATCGGCGTGAGTAACCCCCGCACCACCAGAGCTAGTTCCTTTAGCCCCCCCAGAACCAATCGTTATTGTTAGAGTTTCAGCAGGAACAGAAACTAGAGAGCCAGAGCAATACCCGCCGTTAGAGCCGTCAGAACCAACATAGGTGTCGCCCAACAACGCCCCCTCCACAAGTCCACCAATGCCACCAACTCCACCACCACCAAGAATGTTAATATCGCCATTCGTACCTGAACTATGAGCCACGGCAGGACGAGATGTTGCAGTAGCATTATTTATGAAAGCCCCACCTATTCCGCCAGCTGCAGTAACCGTAACGGCGGTCGACACAATAACAGAATTCCCGCCATTCGTAGCATTAGCAGTTATGCTGTTAGCTGTATTTGAACCAGAGCCACCACCGCCACCTGCGAAAATTTCATACCATACTTCTGTCACTCCAGACGGAACAACGTGCGTGGTACTTGCATCGAACAGCAGTCTAGTTTGACCTTTAACTCGTATATTGGGACTTCCTGAAGAACCTTCTGCGATAGCAATAGGATTATCACGCAACGCAGTGACTAAATCAGTAGTCACAGGACTATCAACGTCAATATCACCATTCGGAACTGTTACATAGCTTGTCATACTAAAACATACCCTTCGTCACCGTTACTCATTAAGCCTTCACTATCAGTTATGAAGGCGTATTGTACTTTATCGGCATCACTAGAAGCTAAATAATCAGCTTGCAATGCACTAGTTATATGTCCAAAGCGACTATCGAGATTAAATTGCAACGCAGTATAGATATACGTACTGCCTAAATCCTTCTCTTCTCGCTTAGTGATAAGATACAGACCGCCCGCGATTGCACCTGTGGCGTCTTGCAGAAGTCGACTATTTATAGTTATAATATCACCTGTTGAAATACTAGCGTCTTTTGCATCTAAAATAAAGGTTAATCTTTTCGGAGTTTGAGAATATTGTGCAATTAACCTAGATGATAAACTTAAAGCAATATTTCCCGCAGAAATCCATCTGCTTTTTATATTCTGTGTAGATTTGGAATTATATTCATTAACGCTAGAGCTGTCAACGTCAATCGTTGCAATTACTCTCTGAAAGTTGGACGTTTTAACCTCATTAATAGGCGTGAACTGCTCGAAAAACACAATAGCGTCGGATATTCTATCCTTATCACGCTCAATAATCCGCAAACTTCCATCTAAAATATTATCATCGTTTATTAAAACAGTAGATGCGGCAGGGTTTATGTTAAATAACGGCTTCCATCTAATTAATTCCGCCGTTCCATCCCACCACAGATAAGAAGCCGAACTTTCCAGAACTTCCGCAAGGATTTCTTTAACCCCTGTGGATTCAGTTATTACGGCATCAAACTTATAAAAAGACCTCGCTGTTGAATAATCAACCTCCCAATCTACGAAATTTATATAAGAAGCATCGATATTGGCAAAGGTCAGGAGTAATTCTTTTATTATATCAATCACCCTTGCGTCAGACCAGACCTTGCATTCTTGAATAGCATCGTCTTGACTATGGTTAGAGGCATCAGTATTATAAAGCCCCCTCACTAAACCAGTCAGAATATCCGAGGAATTGCCCGAGTAAGACATAATCTCGTCATTTATGCGTATAACCCCGCTAGACGGCAAAGACGCACCGCAACCATCACAAACAGCAAGAGCGTCAACTATAGATGAAATATCACTTGATAAAGGAGCTTCTGTTAATAAAGGAACTGCTGATTTGTCATCATCAGCAAATTTAAGAACATCTTTTGCAACAATACGAACATCGCCTCTAGCAGTAACATCGCTTATTGACTCAATGAAATATGTATGTTTTTCGAAATCAACTAACAAGCTAGTATCGAAAGTTTCGCCGATATATCCAGTATAAACAGTTAATTTCCGTCCGTACAAATGCGGATTCCTTGCCTTTAATTTACCGAAGAACGTACCTTGCGTAACATCATAAGAACGTAGGGCAACATTAGGGTCGATTCCTCTATCGTGATGAGGAAAGTCTTTAAATGAAAGTGTGATGCTTGCTCTCTTGCCTATACCATTAGGAACTATCTCCGCAGGGGCTAAATCAGCCTTGTTTATTACGGGAAAAGCCTCAAGACCAATAGGGATATCCTTAACATCGCAGAATCTATATATTTTAGTGGTCTTTACGTAATTAGGCTTATCTTTACAGGTCGCAAAAGTGTTATAACAAGGCTCGCCAGTTGCTGTACAAGGAGCTATTGAGAAATCATTATCACAAAAATCAAGCTCTAACTCAACTATAGTTATCGGCTTTCTGCCTATCTTGCCACGCTCAACAATAAAACTCATTCAACAAACCCCGTCATTCTAATACTCACAGACTGCAACCCTGCGTGACTGTGCCTTGGTGCGGCGATATTGCCATCAGTTACAGAATAAGCAACCTCATCGGGATATTCGCTAACATTCCAAACCATATAAAACGGTTTTTGCTCTGCGTGCTTAATAAACGGCAGTAAATCAGAACGAACCCAAGAGTCAGTCATAAATTCGAGATTAAGCGTGTTTCTATACCCTTGAGATTTAATGCTACGTCCAACAGGAAGCCCGCTATCGCTCTTGTTTGTTTTATAATCAACCCTGCGACTTAAATATGGCGATGAATACCCTATATAAACACCTTGCTCACTAGTTAAATACTCGCCAAGTCGTAAATCTGCGATAGTGATTGTTGTTGTAGCTGTAAATTCAAACCTCCATTTACTAGAAGATGCCTTGCTGAAATCAAAATAAATAGGCTGTGTTCCTGTAGTGAACTTATGACCCGCCTCAATCCAGCTTGTATCATCAGGGCTACGATAATATATAGTTACCTTAGTAATTCCGACACCACGATATAAACCCACATAGCTAGCACTAACATTGCTTGCGAACGTAACATCAATGATTGCCCCCGCCGTGCTTGTTACGCCAAACCAGTCATAAATATTATTATCTATACAATTAGCAAACAGATTAGAAGCATCTTCCGTTCCAGAAGTCATTACATAGCTTTGAAGGTTCTCTAGGTGGTTATCATAACCAATTCTAACTTTACTCATTATGAAGCCTCCAAACTTTCTTTTAATTGCTCACTTAATAACCGCAGGGATTCTTCAGGTACATACCCACTAGCAGTATTGATTGTTATTTCTATATTCCTGCTTGAGCGTAAATCTTGTGCAGAAGCATCATTGTCGTTATTGTTAGCAGTGTCTTGAGTGTCCGTGGACGAGAACGAACCGCCGCCCCCACCAGAACCAACTCCGCCACCACCACCGAATGATGATGATGCAATAGAGGCAATATTCGCCGCTTGAGCTGCCGCCGCAACTCCTGCCGCTAAAGCACCAACTGGCGGGCCGCCAATCTCCGACCCCCACGCATAAGCACTAACTACAGACTGCCTTGCGTCAATCAACGCATTAGCAATCTTAGCTGCCTTATTTAGATTAAAGAAAACCTTATTGAATCCAGCCGCCTGTGATAAAGTAGACAAAAACGCATTTTTATCATTTGCCGTTTTCTTTTTATTTGCCTTTTGCTCGATAGATGCAATAACCTTGCTATGCTGTGCAGATAAAGCCATTAACTCACCTTTCTGCTTATCCGTCATTTCAACTTCACTATCAAGATACGCCTGTATTTGCTCTATACGTGACTGATTCGCATTAAGCTCTATCTCGTCACGAGTTAAGAAATAATCTGTGAGTTTTTGTAATTCCTCTTCACGCTTTTCATCATTACCGAGGAAAGTGTCCGCAAAAGGGTCTTTTGGTGCTGTGTCAGGAGTATCTCCTGTGGCAAAATCACCCTCCTTCTTTTTCAATAAATCTTTGTTCTTATCTTGTTTAAGTCCTATTCTAATAAGACTGTCATTTAACGCACTATCCAAAGCTGCGTTTTCTTTGTCAAGTGTCCGCATTGCCTCGTCATGACCCGCAGTTACCATTCCAGAAAAAGCATCCTCCCAAGCCTTCTTTGCCCCAGATAAGCTCGCCTCCTTCCCCGAAAATGGATTTAAAGCATTAAGAATATCGTCCTTAACGCCACCCATTATGCCAGAAACAGCCTCACTAAAATTATCAAGTATACTAATTAATCCATTGAAGTTAGCAAGAACACTATTGTACATCTTTAGCAATCCAGTAACAACGACACTAATAGCCGCGTCTATATCGTGAAACCCATTAACGAAATCTACAATCATTGCCTTCACTGACTTAACAAACCTTGTCAATCCGCCAGTCCCATCACTTAAGAATGCCGTTAAACCTATGTCGCCGATAAACTTCTTTAAATCATCAAACGCAATACCGAGATTAGATATTCCAACCCCCAGGGTATCCGCCTGCTCCTTCATAGCCCCTGCATAATCAATGTCACCAATATCACGGAGGAACCCTTCAATTTCCTTCGTATTATTTCCAACCGTTGTGGTTACCCCACGGAATGTGAATGCTATATTATCGCCCATAACCCTGCTTTTTATCTCAAAGCTGTTTTTCAGCCTTTCAAAGTCACCAACAGCAGCGTCAGCCACTGCCTCAATCACCATACCTAGAGGCTTAGCTGTAGCGGCGGCAGTGTTACCAAAAGAAATAAGAGCCTCTTTTGTAGGATCAAGACCTAGATTCCGTAGCTTAATATAAGCATTGGTTATCTCTTGGATTGAGAATGGCGTAGTTGTAGCCAGCTCATTAATTGCTGCGAAAGTTTTAGCCGCATCTTCTGTAGACCCTGTTGCGGTTTTAAGTCTAGCGTCAAGCCTTTCAAATTCCGTTATTGTATCAACAGTGCTGGAGGCAAGCTTCCCCATAACACTTATTAGTTTAAAAGCAATAAATCCTGCAAAAGCACCCGCAGCAACTTTAGCCGCAGTCAGGCTCTTTTCAACCTTCTTAACGGACTTCTCACCTTTAGAACCAAACCGAGATAGATTCTGATTCGCAGCATTTAGTTGTGTGCGTAGACCAGAAGTGTCAGCACTTATCTTTGCTACTAATTCCTCAACTACTGCCATTTTTAATCCTTTCGTGTTCTATACGTCTTTTAGCTCGCATACCTTCTAAAACGTCTGCATTCTTTGATTCTATATCATTACATTTATGATGTAAATCATCTAACCAATCTTCGGTTTTAACATCAGGCGTGAATTTAATCCCATTATTAATACAATAAGCATCATAAGCAGAAACAAACTCAACCATACTTATATCGTAAAACTCCTTAGCAGATAGCCCTAGCATACCAGTCCATATGCCAAAGAGCCTTACAATATTAACAGGTGCTACTTTTTCTTTCGAGTAGCTTTTTTTTTAACAGCAGGGGCTTTTTCGACCTCACTTTCATCACGTAATACTAACATAAACCAAGAGCTAGCTAAAGCCATCACATGAATTCTGTCCGTAGTATCAAAGCTATCACCGAAAGATTCTAAACCTTCCCACAATGCCTGATCGTCATCAGATAGAGTATAGTATAAAACAGTTATTGCGTCAAACAATCCACCCTTTAAAGAGCTAAATAATTCCGCATTTTCTATTTCACTACGCCCAGTAAAGCGTTGCACATTCGCAATTTGTCGCATATTACCGAGCATAGTTACTCGTCTTTTTCCAACCTTGATTTTAATAGAGTTTTGACCAAGATTAACGCTCTCAACAAGCGATATTTCCAATAATGCTTCTTTATTAATAAACATAACTTTCCCCCTGCCTAAACTATACTAAATCAGTGAATACAGGAATTCCTGTAGACTTGATTGTTGCTGAAAATGTAACACCTGCGTCATTATCGCCTGTATTTTCTAGCGTGTCTAAAATACCAGAAAATGCAAAAGTTCCTGCCGCTCCACCAATAGTCCCAGGCAAAACAACCTCAAAACTTTCTAGTGAGTTAGCCAATACAGCAACCTGTACCGCATTAAACGTAGCATCATCAGCATAAACACCGTTAAAAGATACGTCTAGAGTACGCTTTCCACCTGCTAGCAACTCTCTCCAGTGGCTAGAGTCTTTTGTAGTGACATCGATAACTTCACCCGCTAGAGAGAAAGTTGTTGATTGACATCCTGCTATAGTTGTCATTGTGGATGCAATATCCATCTTTAGTAAAAAATCATTTCCATTCTGTGCAGCCATTATAAACTCCTTAAATTAAATTATTGTGTTAAAGCTACAAAATCAAGTATAGCCCTATGAGTCCTGCCATCTTCCAAGAGAACAGTATCATTTATTCCATCTTGTGTAATACCTATCACATGCTCATTGCCGAGCATTGTAATATCAGCCCTATCAAGAGCATTAAATATTGCATCAGAGATGTTTTCTATTTCCGCAGGGCTAGTGCTGTCACTATAAGCATAAACTCGCACCCTGTGGCGTTGTATTAGTTCTGTTTTAGTTCTGCCTTGCATAGACGAATCACGGGCGGCAATAACTATGTAGGGATACGTAACTCCCTCGTGAGCAGAGCCACTATAGATACGGTCAGCAACAAGAGAAAAGACATCAAAAGAATCTTTTAATCCCTCATAAACTGCAACTCTAATATTGAAGCCAGATTGTCCCATTATTTAAACATCCCTTTTATGCTAACTCCAAACATATCAAAAACCTTGTCTTTATTCTTATCAACCGTTGGAGCTAACCAAGGGCGGGCATTGCTCTCTCTAGTTTCTAATAAATAGCCGTGAGGGGCATTTGCACGACTACCAACCGTTGCACCAACCCTACCTTCGGGCTGAACTAATATATTCTGAACTAAAGTACCTGTATCAGTCGCAGGGAATTCACCCTTTCCAGACGCAGTATGAGTCACGCTTCCACGCTTATATACAGAGCCAGTCCTGCCACCAGAATTAATCGCCTCAATAGCCTCGCCACGAATAAACTCACCTGCTTTCATTGCAGAACGCTGCATAACAGTATTGCTAACAGCAGATATGCCCGCCAACTTAGCAATAAAAGAGCTTTTTCCAACAAGGTCAAAAGGCATTATATTCTAGCTCCTCTTTTTAAATATATATTTACGTCCATATCTTGTTCCTCTACATTTATTATATACAAAATGTTGTAAGAAACACTATTATATTCAATAATCCATTCTGAACGGTCGCTAGCCAAGACCAAATCAGAAACATCATTATAATCACAGATAATATAGCTATCGACTTCTTCATTTATTTTGTGAAAATTATATGACTCTTTTGCACTTTTATCTTTAAAATTAGCCCATAAATCACGTATTTTAGTATATGTTATTGTTTCCCCGCCCATAGAATCGGCAGAACGGACTATCTTTTTTAACGTAACAAGCCTATTTCTGCTTGATGCCTTAGATATTTTTCCGCTACAAAAACATGACATATTAATATCTTACAACCCCACTATGAGGGAATCCCACCCTGATTACACGATAAGATGATGCAAGCTCTTTTAAACCTTTAGGAATATCACACTCCATAGCCCTTGCACCGTATAAATAAATTGATAACGAGGATACCAAGGACTTAATCGTAATAGGAACAGAAGTATAACCGCAAATATATGTTATCTTAACAGAGTTTATATTACGTTGCTTAACACTCCACCGCTCATCTTTATTTAATGCTATACGACCATTTACTGCATCTAGTATATACGTTGTTGAGTCGATAGTTGATTCTACATTATCCTCATCGTATATCTTAATGCTAGATATTGACTGGATGGGCAGACCAGATATATAAATAACATCATTACTATCTAAGTAAGAAATATCATCAATAAACAGCTCTCTTGTTTGAGTAGCAATAGCCCGCCCCAAATAACGCTCAAGTAACAAAGTAGCAGACACGATACATTCAGCTATAAAAGCATCCTCAACCGAATTACTTATTCGATTTCTAACCTTAAATTCAGCAACCGACAAAGGATAGTTGGCGGACGAATCATAAGGAGCATCTGTTACATTACTACTAACAAACATAATTATTTAGCCTTCTTTTTAGTTTGATAAAGCCCGCAAGCCTTAGCAATAACCATATCTTCTATAAGAGCAGGATTAACTTCAACCACATCGCCCTTTTTAGCTTCGATAAAATCACCAACTTTACCAGTTGGATTAAATCGGCAATCTCTTAACATTTTAACTTTCTTCATAATAATCTCCATCTTTTAAAATGGGGGCAGAATTAACCGCCCCCAAACAGAACCTATACAGGAACGCTATAACGAGTTTCTTGTACAACTGTTGAAGAAACAGGAGTTCCGTTCGTGTGCGTGCCAGTTAAGGCATCCACAGTACGAGTGAACTCTTTACTTCCATAGTAAGCAAAACGAATAGATACATCGTCTTCAGCAGGGTCGTCAATAACCGCAGTCGCCCCCGATTGCTTAGTTGTTGCAACATAAACCTCGACATCAGAAGAATCAGCCCAAGTAGAACCATCATCTGAATCTTGAACTTTAATAGTATGGTAAACCGTACCGCTTAAAGTATCACCAGAAACACCCACATTAACAATATGAGTAGTTGAGATTGCATCTGCATTTGATACAGAAGCCCCATTAGCAGTAGCAGTAAGAACCGCCGCTGTAATAGAGTTTGTAGTTAATAATTTAGAACCTAAATCACGTGTTGTCATAATAGCCTCCTAAGCTTTGATTTTAAGAATTTTAAGAGCATCACCATTGTGAACTCCGCCACCAGTGAATTTAGTGAATTTCCAGCGTACACCACCAGATACAGAGTTATCTTGAACGACACGCATTCCCGCACCTAAATCAAGCACTGTGTAAGCTAGATTTAAATTACCGAAAGCAACAACTAAATCATTAGCAGTAAACACTCCGCTTGTGCTAGCTCCAGCCATATCATCAAGGATAATAACAGGATAACCAAGGATAGTTGATGCAATATTCTCTGCAACATTCCCTTGAGAGAAAAGAGGAACACCATCTGTAGACTTAATCTTCTTGATTTCACCTAGAGTAAAGCGGTTCATAATGAAAGCAGCTCCACGGCGATAAACACCACGTAATTGCGTTTCAAGAGAAACAAAGTCTTCATAAACCAAAGATGTTGAAGTTGAAGCAACAACTTGCTGAATTTGCCCGTTACTAGTTCCTGAAGCGTAAGACATAAAACCTTTAGGAGTTTTAGTGCCAGTTCCAGTCGTAAACGCAGAACCTTCGCCACGAGAGATGCGGTCAGCGATTGTCGCCTGTACGTGAGAAACCATATTAAAGGCTTTATTCATTGCCATCTTGTTAGAGATAACAATCTTAGCTTCAGCTTCATTCATGGGAATTTCAACATCACCAAATGTGCCGTGAGTAGCATCAGAAGTAGATTCTAGCTCACCAACCCAGTTAAAAGTTGAGTCCTCATCTTCAGCAGTGATTAATAAACCACCAACATCAGAAGTTTGAACTCTAGCATAACGGCGTACATCAGAGAAATCACGCTGTTTTTTAATAATACCACTTGAGAAAGTAAGGGGAACTAATGCACCACCTAATCCGAACTGGTTCGTAACCGCAGCTTTAATCTCGCAAGCAGTATCAAATTCACCTTTGCTTTCAGCAAGTTTTACCATTGCATCAGAATATTCGCCAATCATTGACTTCAATTCAGTGGAAGCAATACCAATATCAGCAGAATCACCAGAACGCATTAGCTTATAAAACGCTTGGTCATACTTTAGTGAAAGCTCTTGAGTTTCAACTTCCTGACCTTTTAAGCCTTGAGATTGAATAAACGCAGAGAATTTCTCAATATTATCGTTTTGTTTCTTAATGTCTTCACTTAGCCCTTTAATAGTAGCATCGTTAGACTCAATAGAAGCCGTCACCTGTTTAGATGTAGCCTCTACAGCATCAGAAATACCTTTTATTTCCGATTTAACTTCTTCGTTAAAATCAGTCATTTTAATTACCTTTGATTAATTGTTGTTTAAATTGTTTTAACGAGTGCAACAGTTCGTCACGGCTCACATCATCGGCTTGATTAACTCCAAGTGATAATTTCTTTACGCTACCTTCAGCTTCGTCATAGCTATAACCAAGACCAACAAGAGTATCTATAGCCCGCTCTTCGGGGTCTACACTCTTTACATCTGTAACCTTAGCTTTACTATTAGCTTCATTAGTAACAATTGATATTTCATATAAACGTATTTCTTTTAATAACAGATTTTCACCATCGACTTCGCTTTGAATAACGCTGTAGCCAAAAGAAACGCCATCTATAGCACCAATCTTTAAGAGGTTTCTAGCCTCAATAGCCTGCTGTATATCGGCGAATTCAGCCTCGAACAACAAACCCTTCTCATCTTCTTCTAGCCTTGTTATAACGCCAATAGGAGTATCCATCTTGTGTTGCCAAAGAAATTTAACTTTACGCTCACGATTTTCACTTATGGTCTTAGCAAAAGCACCCTTCACAACGATATCGCCATAACTATCAACATTACCAAATACAGAAGCATAACCGCTAACAGTCATCTTATCGCCTTCCATCTTGTAATTAACGTCATTGCTAATATGTTTTGTTTGTATGTCTTTCATTTTAAGCCTCATCAAATACTATTCTAGTTGTGCATCTGCAATTTATTCTATCTTTAGCAGGTAAAGATGGGTCAGCAGGATATTCCGCCTTATGACCGCCGACAGTGAACTTTTTGTTACCGCTAACAATCTGCCCATTAGTTGCCCTATGGCTATCACGAGTTCTGCTATCATTAACAGTTAGCCACTTAACCCTATTCACGCCAGTTGCAGCTATAGAAGCCTCTTTTTGCGCGTAATTAGCAGCACTTGCAGATTCAGTGCGAGCAATAACATTTGCCCGATTCCTAGAAATACTACCGCTAGTAGTCTCAACAATATTTTTAGATATCTCATCACGAGTCAAGCCTTCGGAATCACCAAGCAATATTTGCCTATTAATAGCTTCCCGAGTTGTTCCCATAATATTAACCACTGCATCAGCGGCATTTTGTGCTATAAAATCAATTATCAGCACGCTAAATCTATCGAATATATCCTTTCGTGAATACTGCAACGCATCAGCCTTCTCTGCACTGAAGAACACCCTCTTTGCGTGGTCATCTATAATCTTTTTATAATTAGATGATATAATTTTCAGCATATTCTTTGAGCTAGATTTAATAGCTTTCTCTATATCCTTGCCATCAGCATATAACGATGCAGAAGCAACAGAAACACTAACTAATTCAGACTCCACCTGTTTAGAAAACGGCTTAGCTTGTTCGTCCACTATCTCGTTAAAAACATCAGACTCACTAGCTTTAATAGCCTTTAGTGGAGGCACAGGAACTTCTTGGCTAGCCCCGAGTAACTCCTGCCTTTCATCTTTACCTAGCTCACCGAGATTTATAACATCTCTACGCTCATCAAGAGTGGCAACACCAATCATAAGATTCGCACGCTCATATCGCTTAATACGAACAGGAGCAAGAGCATCAACTTTTTCCCAATCAGGCTTAATACAAATATCGTCACCATAGAACGAGCTTAGATATATATTAAACTCACCTTCTGCACCACTATCCATATCGCCGAATAAACCAGAAATATGACCCTTAATAGTCGTTTGATAGAAAGAGAGCCTCGCTTCCTCCATATTATTATATGTTGATTGTGCGTCCTTAAGACCTATCATAACCACAGGAACACCAAGAGCCAATGCAATTTGCCTAGAAGCATTATCAACCGACGACTGGAACTCCATATCTTTTGGTTTAATTCCAAGCTCCTGAATTTCTAAACCGTTTTCTAGCAACAATGGACGTGAGGCATTATCAACACCCGTACTACGTGCAACGAACTGGCTATATATATTATCTCTAGTTTCATCATCGGCAAAATCTTCTAGCTTCAATGCAATATCTAATTTTGCACCATTCTTTAATAAGCTTAAATTAAACACAGATGATTGGTTAAGTATATCAACTTGCGACATAGCAGAAAGCAACGGAGATTGACCGTAATAATCATCAAGGGGATTAAATTCCTTATAATGGAAAATGGCAGATTCACCACTCAACGGATTCACAGGGTATGTAATGCTAGCACCATCAGAAACGGTATACTGATAATCAGTTACAAAGCCCCTAGCATTATTGATAATCATTCTATCAGGACGCAACACCTTCCAGCCTATAGGCTCACCTGCTACCGTTCCACCACTGAATAAATTAGCAACATAAACATTTCCGTAAATAACCTTGTGGGAGAACATGTCATTTAGGAATGTGCGACCAGAAGTTCCAGCCACAGGATTTAATAACAACTTATTCAGTGGATGAGATATATCCTTTTCGTATTCGTAATCTCCATCAATAACTTTCTTACGATACACAGACAAAGGAACATTAACACACTCATCAGCAATTACAGATATACAGCGAAAAGCAACTGAATTACCTTGATACGCCTCTTTTGCCAACAAATGATTTGAGGTGGCAGTTAATCCAGAAGAAAATACATCAGCCCCCATATAAGAGCTAAAACTTTTCTTTCTAACAGGTTTCGTTATTTCTTTTTTCTTAAAGAATCTAAAGACCATAATATGCCACTTAAATGATACATTTACAATTAATATACACTATATAAGGTATGCTGTAAAGGTTATAATCTATATACAGCAGGCTTTTCGAAAAACAACAACACAGAATCGGCGGCATTAGGACTGTGCAACATCTTTTTCTTGCTCTCCATTATTATTTTGCCCGCCTCGTTTATTGTATGCTTTATGCTTGCAAGTTCTGCAATCAACATCGAATCATTAGGAATTGATATAAGCTCATCTTCGGGATGTTCGGCTATTCCATTAACTACTTCAAATGTTTTCTCGAACTTCACTCGTAGCTCCCACCACTTTTGAGCCTTTAGATTAGCAAACATATCTTTGTTTTTTCTGCCCTTAATGACAGAACCTTTTGTTACCGCCCCACCAACTGCTAATGGCTTTATTCTAGGCTTATATTCTGAATCCTTACTTTTTAACTGCGAGAACTCCCCACGCACACCTGCACCAACACCAATGCTATCATAAGTTATATGCTCCACGTCTTCGTCTTTGCAGATTCCCCAAGACTTACGAGCTGTCATTGTTGTGTTCTCGCCATTCCATAGCTTGATATAGTCAATAACCGAGCCTTGACCTACGCAAAGGGCATTGCTATCAGCACCAACCTCATCAGCAACATCTAATCCTGCACGAATCATCCCCGATTTCTCAATGTTTATTTTAACCGCAGCCTGAATATACTTCGGCGGAATCAACGCCCCTTCATTTGATGCGTTATAATCAAGGTCAATTTCTTGAGCCACAATGTGCGGGGGAAGGATATCACACTGCCTATCATACCACTCCTGCCCCTTCCTAGGGTCATCGTGCCAGTGAAACCTAAATTTAGATATTTTACCTGCAATAACCTTTCTATAAAAAGCATTGTTAGTTCCGTTTGGCGTAGATATATCAATCTTACAGTTAGATGTCTGCGAGATAGCCGCCTCGATTAAGTCTGCACGCTCATAGAAAGCACTCTCATCTTTGAAATATATACTTGCCCTGTCGCCACGACCTATATTGTCCCCCGCCTCACCAACTATAGCAGATCCGTTTTCAGGGTTAATAATTCTCATGTGTGGGGCGTGTTTCTGTGAATCCCACCCGTTTGGGCGTAACTCAACAGGAAGCATATCAATAAACTGTCTAGCCTTCCAAAACAAGCATTTAGGCGAGCCTGAACGGTCTACATACTCTTCTTTACGAGAGCCAAAACCAACCACGGTATCACTATAGAATAGCCACAAATGAACGGCAACGGCAACAGAAAGCCAAGATAAACCCATGTCACGACTCTTTTCGGTTATTCCGTCCTCTTGAGCTTTCCAACGTGCAGTTACCCACTCCACCCATTCGGCCTGTTTGGGAAATAATAAAAATGGAATTTTAGCGGGCAAACCCCTTTCAACATTACGAGGGTCAAAAGTCATTCCCCAATCATTTATAAAGTCAACAGGATTATCTCTATAATAACGCTTTAAAGCCCCCCATTTTTTACCACTACGCACTTTACTTAACATTTTAGCACGTGAGATAAAAACGCTTTTATAAGACGGTGATGTAAAATCAATCGGAGATAATTGCGTCATAGGCTTTGCTAGCTTCTAGCTCTGTCATTTCTTCGTCAAGCTCACGATTAACCCTTTCTGTAACATCAGCAGTTTCACTTGTATCACGCCAGCTAAAGTTATTCTTTAGGTTAAAAATAGCTCCTGTAGGGGATGTTCCGTCCAATCTTTGCTCTAAAGCTTCCTCTACCATTGTCTTGTATTTCATTACTGTGTCAGAAAACTCGCCCTTCTTTGCGTACTCTAAAAGGGTCATTCTTGCCATGCCCAGAGCCAATGCTAACCCACAAACTGTCGGTTTTCTTTTCATAAATCCTGCGGGCGTAAAGTTATCAGGATTGTTTAATTCAATGAAATAAGCAGTTAGTATTTCTTCTACTTGTTCTTTGCTTGTAAATAACGGCGGTCTACCGTTTGGTTTACCTGTTGGGCTTCTTGGCATATAACCTCCTTAATTCCCCTAGTGCAACCTAGCGAGGGGAAATGGGGAATCACTAGGTTACAGCATATAATACCACCAAACCTATTGTAAGTCAATATTCGTTTGTGCCAACAGATCTCTCTCACTTCCATACTTCTCAATAAACCGAGCAGGGCTTTGATGAAATCCAACGTGACCACCTTCTGCTCCGCTCCTGTGATGTATTGTGCATAATGGGATAGTTTCGTAATATGGTGCTTTCTGCCCTCTGCCGTAACCATCTCGAATATGATGCACTTCCGCAGGGCTATCTTCTGCTAGTTTTTCATTTCTGCATACGACACAGCATAGAGATGCTACTCGTGACATATGGAGTGATGATTTACTCATTTCTTTCATCTTTATCTAGATAGTATATTTCTTGTTGCTGATACTCACAAATAACCTTGCCATCTTTATCTAATCTAGGAGTTAGAGAGTCAAAGACATTTGTTTTAATATAATGGCAACCCGTAGCTTGGTCGACGAATAGCAATAAGCCACTCTTTTTATGATCAATATAATCAGTATCACCATACCTTGAGCTATACCAACTTCCAGTCTTTAATTCCTCGTTGCCAACAACATAAGTTAGAATATAATATATTAGTAAAATCCACACAAAAAAATCTGAAGCTTTCATTTATTCACTCTCCACGTTTCATAAGTTTCATCTAATTTCATTAATACCATCGGATTCGGGTTTTGTTCGCCACAATTCCAACGCTGTATAGTTCTTTTTGATACACCTGCAATTTCAGCCAGTGAGGCTTTCCATTTAGTGCCAAATAGATATATTGCTTTATCTTGCCATTTCATTTTATTTCTCCGACATTTCTAATACTTGAGCAGGTGGATTACACCCTTTAGCCGCTTCTATAGCTTCTTTTTCATCTTCATAAACAAGCATAACTCCACACAATCCATTTGTATTAAGGTAAACTTTACCTTCGTTTGTATGTACGTACTTTTTTAATCTTGTTACTAAATACATATTATTCTCCTTCTTGATGG